AGCTTCATGAGATCATGTCCTCCATTTGTCTAATTTCATCGGTGGTGATTGCACCGATTTCAAATAAAATCTTGTAAATGTCTGCACGCTCTTTTTCTGATCCGCGCAAATACGCCTTCAAATCAAATTCCACGCGCTGTGTTGATGGCGTAAAATCTGGCATTGATAACCTGCTGCTAATGCTGTTCATCAGCGGCAGCAATGAGAAATCCAAAAGAGTTTGACGCGCCGTTTGGGCGTTTGCATAGGTCATGGATGATCCAGTCGGCGCATCAATAAAGTAGGCCGGAATACCCACGGCTCGTGCAAGTTCGGTTGCAATGATTTCGCGTGCAGCGTTCAAACCAATTTGCTCCGGTGTAAATCCAACTGTCGTTAATTCAACATCAGCATTGAGAAACGCTGTTCCGCGATTTCTGCGAGCTGCGCCCCATGCATCAAGCAATTTTGCAATGCGGTCAGCTGGCAATGCTGTGCCATTTGATTTCAAAACCATTGATGGCACCGGTTCGCGTGCATACATTGCGGCAGCTCTTTCAAGCTCTGCACCAGCACGGATTGTGCGACCAGCTCGGTTCAATAAACCTTCATCGTTGCCGTAAAACACAACGAGTGAGCCAACACCAGTCATTGGCACACGCGATCCATCGACTGTGTAATACTCAATTTGAGTGCCGATGGAATTTAAGAAAACGCCAACGCGATTTGGTGCAACGCGCCACATTTGGCGCACACGGCCTGTGTCTGCAAATAAATCAATGATTTGAAAATACGAAAATCCGGTGAAAAGTAAATCCTCACACGCCCACACCCATGATGCTGCTCCTGGTACCCGCTTGTCCGGATCAGAAATAACAACAGGCTGATCAACAATTTGGCCTGTGTCTTTGTCCCGTGTGATGAGTGGAATCGTGGCGATTGAATTACAGATCATGTTTCTAGCGCGAGCAATTGCCGGCACACTCATTGCTTCCTCGCGGCTTGCAATGTAATCAGCTCCACCAGATGGAAAAAATGCATCAAGTGTTGGAGCCGGGCCGATCTGTGCAGCTATGTCAGCACCGCGCGATGGCGCGACTGTTTCAATGGTGCGCTTTCGATCAAATAATCCCATGGGAGGATTTTCTCAAAATGTCAAGCATCAACCCACTAAAATGTCAATTTCGTTTTCTGGGCGTGTCGCAAAGTGAGTACAAAGCGCGGCGGCTACGGCAGCGGTCACGCTGGTTTGGCTGGCACGCCTTCCAATAACCCAACCGCCATCGCCTCTGCGCAATTGCACAGCTGAAAGCATTTGCTCTGTGAGTGAGCTTTGATTTCTGTGTTTCAACCGACCCGAATTAATTGCGCCCAATAATTCATCGCACGCTTGCGGGTAATCGCTGTCCATGTCATGGATCGGGATGCCGGCCGGCTGCATACGCGCTGCAACAGCTCCGGTTGTGCGCCTTGAGTACAACAAATACTCAATCGGGTATTTGCGACAATATGAGGCAGCATCATTGGCAATTGCTCGATCATCAAGCTGTATCGTATTTTCCCATGTATGCAACAGCTTGATCACAAAACTTTCTTGGCCAAGCTTTTGAGCTGCGACAAGGCTTGCGTGTTTTCTGTCCGGTGAAATGTCAATTGCCATCCATGTGAGTTTGTCCTCATCCAGATCAACCGACTCATCGCCACAGGCTTGCCATTCTTTTGAACCAATTACGCTGGAAATCGTTTGCACCCAACGATTCAATACTTCGGTTTGTACGACATCGGGAGGATCATTAAAAACCGCTCGGATATTGTCCGGGTGGATTGTTATGCCAAGGCCGGGATTCGAAAACGCTGCATTTTCAATGCTGATCTCATCGGTAGGTGCCGACCATTCAAAATAGCCCACATTGTCGGTACCACCAGCTGCGGCAGCCAATCCGCGTTCACGCAATTGGTTGAGCACAATTGAGTGTGAATCACCGGCCGTCGAAAAGCAATTGACCTGTGGATTTTTAGCGGCCATCAATGTGTAACGCATAGAGGCAAAAGTCTCCATATCGTGCAGCTCTCGGATTTCATCCAAATGCACAGTCTCCGGTTTGCTCAATCCACGCGCGGCCGATCCACCAGCTTTGATGATAAACCGGCAACCTTCCAGCGTTTCGATCTCCTCGGCACCATGTTGCCAGCGGATGCGCTTGACACGCTTAGCCAAATCATCATTTGCCTCGATGATCTGTACGATCGCCCGAAATTGCTCCAGCGATGTGACCAATCTGTGAGCTGAGGAGACTTGCAACGATTCTTGCCAATGAAAAAGCCCCATGAGGATTCTGGCCATCATGTATGTGCTCTTGCCATTTTGCCTTGCAACAGTCGCAACTGAAATTGGGTGCTGGTAACGCCCATCGGGTTTGATTTTCAAACTGTGCTCGGCCAGCCATTTTTGCCAAGGCATAAAGCCGCCATCGATGATTTGGTCAGCGAAATCGATCAGCTCAAAGCCGCGTGAAGGCAAATCGTTGAGCGGTGAGTGGATTCGTGGAGCTGTTACCGGCAAAAAAACCGATGTGAGCCGATTTGAGACTATCTCAGCCGTATCCCCACCAAGTATGACCTGATCATCACTAATCATGACTTATCGACTCATTTTGGGGTATAAACAGGCCATGGAGAGTCGGGGGTGTCGAAGGCTCACCAAAAAAACGCCCACCTTTGCTCAAATTGCATTTTTGGCACAAAGTCTGCAAATTATCCAGAGAATCTGATCCATTCAACCGTTTTGGAATGATGTGATCGATATGCAATGGCACGTCAGTTGCTCCACACCGCTGGCAACAGTACGAATCTCGCCTCAATACGATTTCACGCAGCTTGCGCCAGCCTTTTCTGCTGTCAGTTGCCCATGATCTACTCATTAATGCCATCCCTTGAGTTTAAGATGTGCCAATGCTATACACGCATCCCCTTTGTAACGAGTCATCAGGTATCGATGCCACCAATCGATTTGAGTATATGGATTCATATATTGAACCTTCTTGTTACGCATCTGGAATAGTCCATAATGACTTCCATTTACAGCTGATGGATTCCATCGAGACTCAATCTGTGCAATCGATACAGCACAATGAAAGCCTTTGTAATCAATAACTTTTGTATGTAAATACAGCTTGTAATGATCTGTTGTTGTCACTGCTTCCGCTGGTGTTGTGCCTACAATACAGAGCGCACCCAATAGCACCAGACTGCGCCTGCGAGCTATCCGCCTCAGCGGCTCGCCAGCGAGTATGGAGCGTACCGAACGCGTCAAGTAAGACGCAACATTGAGCGTGCTGTTGGGCGTTGCGCACAGCCTGTGGATGAAGCCTGTGGATAACTTATTCATAAGCTGATGTCATCAATCTTTGAATCATCAACGATCTTGATTCCAAATACACCACATCCAAAGCACGTTGCGAACCATTCATTCATCGATAACTCTGAGGATTTCTTAAGTCCATGACGTTGCTTGGCTTTACCATAAAGTTTTGAACAGATCGAACAATCAAATTCCAGAATTGGCATATTGACTCCTTTTAAGATTCTCAATGGGTTGCAGATTGATCTGGCTTACCCAGTACGAGCCGTCAGACGCCTTGTAACGGGGTTTTTTTGCGACGCTGACTGGTATCCATCCGACCACGTAATACGTCGGTGATTCGCCTACGACAAGCACTGCCACATCGGTATCACGATCATCATCTGTGACAATCAAATGACCAGCCTTATGACCAGTCTGCTTGACCTCTAAGCCCAATCCACCAAGCCAAATATCGGGTTCATTCTTGAACGTATCGACTGTCGGTACAAAGTCCTCGATGCCGAAGTATCGTGCAGCTGCAATCTCAGCACCAGCAGCTTCACTGTGAATGGTGATTGCGTGATGAAAGTTTCCCTTATTGCCTTTGAATTTGGGATTTGATCCGTATCTGGATTCACGTGCCAATCCAGCATTTGCAGCGATGATTTCATCGGCTCGTGATAAGCGCACCATGATCATCGGCAACCACCGCAAAACCAAATGATCTTTTCGTTGCCGTAGCCTTTTTGATATCCAAATGAATCAAGCTTTGTCAGCTTTGAGCATTTGTCGCATTGCTCGACTTTATACTCCTCGATGACTTCGCCGTTGTACAACAGCTTTGCGATCATCGTCTGAGGATTGATGATTTCCATGTAATCGCTCATATTTGTGGCTTCCAAGTGCCGTCTGATGTAAATACGTACCAGACTGGATCGCATTGATTTGGCTTGCGTTCAACGCAGCTGTAATTGCCCCAAGCTTTGCCAGTTTTCTGGCTCACGCCTTCACGCCAAATGCGATGCCCATGAACGCATTGCGGAGTTTCTTTCAACATTTCGCCGCCGAGTTGAGCAGTGACTTCTTGAATCGCTCCACCGATGGTCTGTGCCTTTTCAGCAGCCGTCAGTTCATCCTCAGTTTTGAAAGATGGCACATCTCCATGTTTTGTCGTCCAATAGTCATAATCCTGCTGGACGTCAGCATTTGCGACCTTTGCTGGTAGCTTCTCGATCTGCTCCATTGTCTCGCGAACCGTGCGCTCAGCACCGCCCATGATCAGCTGCATGACGCGCAAAATTGCGCTTGTTACTGTGTCCTCGACGAACCATCGTTTCATGTTTTGCACGTATGCGCCTTGATAGCCGTACGCGTAATCGATGCCTGCTGGATGGAGATCGTCGGCGTTTCGGTAGCCCGTCGCCTTGACTAGCACATAACCTTTTTCAGCACTGAATTCGACGATCTCGGTTTCGATTCGTCCAGTGGGATTTGTAGCAATCCAGCGATCCGTGCGAGCGCGTGCAGCTTCGTAGTTATCCAAGAATCCCATTAGTTTGCCACCTTGTTTGAGATGTGGCGATTGACTGAACGCCCACGGCTATATCCGACGCGCTCGCCTTCTTTGTATCCAACTGAATAAGCCATCAAAGCCCATAATGCACCAGCGATGATCATAAAGATCACAATTGAGATTTCATTCATTGTTTTGCTCCCGTTTCGGGAAGCGACGGTCGCGCTCCCTGAAATAGAGAGTGACACCAATATCCGACAAATTCAAGATTCACGCCTAGTTTTCGGCGTGTCGAATCGTTATTTGTGGTCTTTGAGATGCTCAATCATCAGCGACCGAATCTCACGCACATCAGCACGAATTCCATCTGCAAAACCGTTACTCACTGGACGTGAGTTTTTTTCGGATTTGGCAGCGTACAAAGCTGCAATTGATGAAACCGTTGTTGCCGCGATCAATCCAATCGCTGTGATTGCCTCAGTCATTTGACGCCGAAATCCTTGTCTTTAGGGTTTAACCAGCGCAAAATCACTGGTGCAACGGCAGCTGCTCCAGCGTAGGCGATAGTTTTTGGATCGGTTACACCAGCCATGAAAACGGCTAGTGATGCAGCTAGAAATGAGCGCAACCATGAGGCTGCCATTGCTTTGAAGTCTTTCATTGCTTTGCTCCTAGTCCTAAGCTCCCGATCAACGCAGCGGCTTTCGCTGGCGTTACGGCTATTTCAAAATGCATCTCATCTGGACGCGATCTGAAATCACCGCCCCAAATCATCCCGTACTTTTTAGCCAATGCCCGAATCATCGGTACTTTTTCATTTGGGAATGTCCCAGCTTTGCCCAGTGGATGATCCACGGAATTGAGATCGACGGCTGTGCCGGATGCATGATTTGAAAGCTTGTCATTTGATCCACGGATATTGCGAAACGCATATCCCCAATCATCGAGCTTGCCTTCATTGATTGGCTCGATCAGCTCATGGAAATCTTTACAAAATGCAACGATCAATGGTGCGACCGCTTTCGCACATCGCACCTTGACCCCCGTGTCCCCAATCACGAAGCTTTGAATATTGATCTCCGCTGCGTCTTTTGAAGCTTGCCAGCCGTTATGACTTTGTAACATGTTCGATGATCCATTGACATGATTCCGGATCAAGCGATATCGCGTTGTTGGGTTTTGGCGGAATAAATGCGTCCAATTCCTCATCATAAGAATATCCAATTCCAGCAAAGTTTTTGCGGATTTTCCCGTTGTACGAAGTACGCTTGCATTTTTGATTTCGAAAATTGGAATACCAAGTCTCTGGATCAATGCCATCGATCAATTCGGTTTCGTCAATTCCGACAATGACTTCGGTGACGATATTGTTTTCATCTATAAATGCGAAATGTGCCATTATGAAAGACTCACTGTTCCCGTGCCTGCTGTAAATGTTGTCCGCTTGAATCCAATGCTCGCCACTGTTGTGCTATATGACAAGCCACCGGAAACGGTGATATTCAGAGTATCTGCATATTTTATGATCACGACGCCTGATCCACCACTGCCAGCAGTCGATGCAGCATCCCATACGCCACCACCACCGCCGCCAAGATTAGCCGTTCCAGCTGTTGGGACGCCGTTTGTGCTTGCACCAGTACCACCGCCGCCTGTACCACCTGCAGATGTGCCGGCTGTATTAGCTCCACCGCCGCCGCCTGCATAAGTAACTGGCGATCCAGTGATGCTCGATGAAGCACCATTTCCGCCAAGAGATGGTGAATTTGAATTTGTTGAATTCATATCTTTACCCTGTGCGCCAGCTCCACCACCACCGCCAGACGTATATGGCACGTAATTTATGCCGCCCGTATTATTTCCGCCACGATAACCTTGAACCGGTGAAGTGCTTGGTGTATTGCCAGCACCACCAAAACGATCGGCACTGCCAGAATTACCAGCTCCACCGCCTGAGCCGCCTGCGCTGCCGTCCTGTGTAGAATTTCCGCCTTTACCACCGCCAGTGCTGGTGATCGTCGCAAATACTGAATCGCTGCCGTTTGCAGCTACCGCACCGCCTGCACCGACCGTCGTCGTGTATTGGTAGCCTTTAAAAATTGAAATTGTGGATTCACGAAAGCCACCGCCACCGCCACCGCCACCACGTTGTTGCGAAGCGCAACCACCACCACCACCAGCAACGACAAGAGCTTGCACGCTGATTGGTGTGGGCGGCTTTGCTGATGCAAAAATTCCTAGTATTGGTGACATCAGCTCAGATCACCGACCACTGTGAAAGTGTTTGATCCGGTGCATATGACGGAGCAGGCAGAATATCTGGCTCGCAAGATTGGGGCAGCTGCCGTTGCGCCCGTTGATGTAATTGTGACACCGCTACCAGCAGCAAAGCTCGTCAATCCAACGCCGATTGATTGCACATTGATGATTTGACCGCTTGAAAAAACTGATGGCGGAATCGTTACTGTGACAGCACTGGCATTTGATGTCGTGACAAGTTTGTCCGCATCCGATGCAACCAATGTATATCCCGTGCCAGTTTGTGCATTGAATGACAAAATCTTTGGCGCGGCGGCGGCGGCAAGATCGTAAGCTGATTTCACGGCAGTCGATGTTGCAGCCAATGTCGATGATGTTGTCGATGTTGAATCTGAAAGTTGTACCGCACCTGATTGGCTAGTCGATGCAGACTGAATTCCCACGGTAACAGCTCCAGATGTACCGCCACCAGTCAGCGGCGATGTTGCTGTGACGCCTGTGATGTCACCCTGATCATTTGCGATCCAAATGAAATCCATGTCGGTATTTGAATTTTTGGAAAGAATTTGACCCGTTGTACCGCCCAAAAGATCAGCCATCGATGTTGCGACAGCTTGACCAAAAACTTCAAAGTCAGCTGGCAAATCCGTGACCAAATCGGTTGCCGTTGGCATTTGCCAGTTAAACGGATTCGTTGGATTGCTCATGTTTTCTCCTTAAGCCACAATCGTGGCGTTTTCCCAATCGAGTGTCGGATTGATTGTATTCCAGCGTTCTGTCACTGGTACATCATTCCAGCGCATTGCCTGCAACGAGAATGAAATTGGTGACAAATTAAGAGTGACGCTGATTTGATTGTATTGAGCTGAAAATGTCCAGCCTTCAACAAAACCAAGATATGTACCGCTGCTCATGTTTAAAGGCAAATCGCTGATTGAAATCGGCATACCCATGAAAACATTTATCAAATTGTCACGATCTGAATCGTCGATTTCTGGATTGGTCAGTTCGTAAGTGATTGAGTTGAAATTGTATTGAGGATATGCGCGCAAGCTTAAATAAAAATCCGCTTGACTTTGTGCGTCCGCTGCATTGTGCAAAGTCGTTGTGATGATTTGAGCCAGTTCTCCATATAAACCGATGGACGCCGAATTGACCGCTGATTTTTCCGATGTTGATGTTGCGTCATATTTCAAAGTAATTGAATTTCGCACATCGCCTGCACGTTGTTGAATGATCAATCCTGATCCAAGTGCGTCATTTGCTGAAAGATCGACGTATCCGTTGGTCGATAAATATTGGCTTCGATGTGTCGAATCTGCGTATCCAATTTGACCGACTGAATTCTCATATATGTATCCAAGTCCAGATGTCGCCAAAGCTGATACCAGTGAATAAACATCTGTCCGTGATGATGATCTGGCAGCGAGTTCGTAATTGCCTGGGCGATCAATTTCACCAAGTCCAGAATTCTGAGCAGTTGCCCATGTTGTCGTCGATGGATATGTTGCCCATGTCAAAGCCTGTGGTACTTCTTGCCATGAATCAAAAAGCACAGCTTTGAGGATGTCATAAATCTGATCCCCATCGTTTTCTTTTGGAAGCACGCCATTTGTCAATGCCTTTGGAAGTCGCGCCAAAGCTCCCAAAGCGATCAGACGAATTTTCTGTGTATATCCAACGCTTCCAATTTCAGCAATCGAAATGGAGACATCGACGACTGATCCACCAAAGATTGGCACAAAAGTTGCTGTCGAATCCTTGAGTTGAACCGAAAGTGAATCATTGATCTGAATTGGCACATTCGTTTGTTCAAGATTGATGATTTCAAGATTGATATATCCCGCATTTGCTTGCTCGTAAATATTGGTGCGTCCAGATTGGATCGTCAAATTGGACAAAACGGCAGCCGTATATTCGACACCGCCAATCGTGACTTTCCAAATCGGATTGAATTGCGTCATACGAATTGCAAGCTTCCAGCACCATTTGTGCCGCGATAGTAAGAATCATTTAAAGTATTGACAATGGTGCGTGCCGTGCCTTCGGGATCGATTGCGCCATTGACGTTGATTGTGATCCGATCTGACGTTGAAAGCCCACCAGTTGCAGCCGCGCGCGCCGATGCGTCAGCTGCACGTTCAGCGCGTAATCTTTCGGTTTCGGCTTTAAGTTGCTCACGGCGTAAAATTGCCTTTTGCATGGCTGGAGAATATGCAGACAATGGTGCGCCGGTGAAAGTGTATGGATCAGCCCCCGGATTGAAAGTTGCTCCAGATGGCGCAGTCTGAAAACCAGAATTCATCACGGTGGTCGATCCTGTATCCGTCGTGCTTGTCGCATCAAAACTCACCGATGCCTTCAATGATTTGTCATTTGAATCGCCAAAAAAGAATCGTGTGATTGGATTGTCTGTGATCAATTTGATGAAAGCTTTAATTTTATCGACTGTATCTGAGATGAATCCAACAAGTTTTGAAAATCCATTGACAAGACCGACAACAATGTCGCCCACAATGTTGAGTGCCGTTTTGAAAGCACCGCCCAAAAGTGGTGCAAGATATTTACTGATGAATTCCCAAATCTTTTTGAGGAAATCATAAAATGGCTGTAATTCCTCAGAATTGTCACTGATGGCTGTTTTAATCTTATCAAACGCTGATTTCAATCCTTCGAAAATTGGTACGACGACCGAAAGAATTGCCGGTATGACTTCCTCATATAAGAATTTCCACCACTTAACCAAAACAGGCAAAAGATCATCGCGGATTGTTTTGAAAATCTCACCAAATGCTGGTCCGAGAGTTTTGCCCAAATTGTCTGCAAATTTCTGAATTGCTGGAATACCTTTATCAACAAAGCCGCTGACCAATGGTGTGAGCGCATCAAGTACGTACGATCCGACGGTTTCTTTTGCTTCATCAAATGCAATATTGAGTCGTTGCATTTTGCCTTGAAATGTGTCAGCTTGCTTCGATGCTTGACCTTCAAAAGTCGTGGCAAGAGCAGCCGTGGCAGCATCAAAATCTTTTGATTTGATGATGTTTTCATCGATACCCACGCCGAGCTTTTTAAGCGCACCGAGATTGCCATCGTGAGCTTTTGCCAAAGCTTCCGAGACTGCCTGCAAATCTTTGCCAGTACCAGCAGCAATGTCCAAAGCAAGTGACTGCAATTTTTGAGCTTCGGTGACGTCTTTTGTCGAACGAACCAATCGATCCAATGATGGACGCAATTTGTCATCTGTGATGCCGTTAGCCAATGAGGTTTTTGTGATGTAATCCTCGACCGATTTGATTTGGTCGTTCGTCGCACCAGTTACATTTTCAAGAGTCGTGGCAAGTTTTTCCTGTGCAGCTTGATCAGCGATTGCAGCTTTTACGCCATCAATCAGCAATTTTCCAGCATAGGCGGCAGCGGCTATTCCAGCAGCTGCAAATGCCGCACCCATCTTTTTTGAAAAGTCACCGACTTTGCTGGCAGATGTTTTGACTCCATCATCAGCCGATGCCAGTGATTTTTTGAGCTGATCGACATCAGCCAGAATGGAGAGTTTGAGCGTTCTTGATCCTGATGCTGCCATCACCACTCCTTCAAAATTCTAGTAAAAGCATTTTCCCATTGATTGATGATATAAGGCTGTTCGGCACGCAGAGTCGGATAAATGAACCATCCTTTTGATCCGCGACCTTCACGACCCGACCAGACTGGAAATTGCTTGAATTTGTTCGATCCAAATTCGTAACCGCCCCAAAGCATTTGCGTCGTACCGCCGCCGCTGAGTTTTTGGGATGCAAAGCCAAATGAAATCTCACCAGTTTTGGCAGACTTTGAAACACGTGAGCCAGCTGCGATCATCGGTGCAACATTGTTGCTGGCGTCATTTGCAGCTGTTTTGATTCGTCCCTGCAAGTACGTAGCCAAAGCGTTTGATTCTTTTTTGGCTTCGGCAACGGCTTGCTCGTCCATTGCCTTGAAAGCGGCATAAATGCCACGCAGATCGGATTTATCGTAGGCGATTGATTCCTCAGCCATTGCGTTTCTCCAGAATCTCCATGACCGTCATGATGTCATCGGCTGTTTCAAATGATTTGGGATCAAGACCAGTTTCGATGGCAAGATCCCAAATCAATCGATTCAAGCTTCCGACGGCGTAGCTTTTGGGGTATCAGTTTCTCCGACCGAAATATCAGCAACGGTTTCACACCAAATTTCAAATGGCTTCACGGGTTTTCCAGCTGATTCGCGCTTCATAGCGTGATAAGCCAAAAACATCAGATCAGCAATTCCCAGTTTTTCTGAGACCTGCTGAATAGTGTTTCCCGTCTTGTTTTCCCATTTCATCCACTCGGGTGGAAGTGCCACATGTGTGACACTCTCACCGTTGCTGTGTTCGATCTGAATTGATAGTTTCATTTTTGCTCCCGATTCTTTGTTTTAGTCCAAAACTGGTGTTGTCACGCAAGTGAAAGCAAGAGTCGCTGTCAATGCGTCTGGTGCTGTACCGCCCAAGTCTGGGAAAATTGGCTGCACGCTGAAAGCATAAGCCACGCCATTGACTGTGAATAGCACTGGCAACGCTGTATTTGGTGTCGTGGCAGCTGCATTCCAGAGTGCTTCGCAAAGAGATGTCGCAGCACCGAAATCCTGCAAAAGCTCGACGTTGAAAGTTCCCTGTGTGTCGGTGGTGTAATACGCTTTTCCATCAAGTGTCTGATATGTATTGATAGTCGATGCGACTGTCAAAGTTGCGCTTGTTGCCTGAGCATCGAAGTTGTCACCATCAATCGTGAAAGTGATATCTCTGCCAGTGATGATTGATGTTGCCATCTTT